GCTAATTACAAAATCATTAAATTTAGTGATGTGTGTGACGTTAGGAAAGTAGAAATCGAAGATTAGTTCAGCAGTTGGTGAATGCCAGTAGATGTCTGGAGTATATTTAGTAGTGAAATGAGGGTCGTTAACGGTTTCTATGTTGGGAGCATAATGGGCTAGTTTAGTTTCAAAGGTATCAACAGAAACTGACATGATATTATCAGTAGTAACATTAAAACGACAGTGGTCTTGAGTGGCAGAATACTGAATATTGAAATCTTTGAAATCAACGTTTTGAATAGATGCTGATACATAACTAACTGAATTTTGAGCTAGAGCAAACAATTTTGATTGCGTTTCTAGTAAAGTTTCTTCTAAGTAGTAAATGGCTGAAAGATAATGTCCTGAAGATCCAAGCAAATCTGGTATATGACTGATTGCGTTCCCAATGGTGACGTTAATGATATCAAAATAATTAGAGAGAGCAGTGGCCAAAGTGAAATTTAGAAAAGTGTCGAAATCATTTATGTAGTGAGCCTGATCGAGAAACAAAATGTTGTTGTTGATGGTGTGCAGTGGCCAATCACTAGTAGTGTCCGTGAGGGTGCCACAGTGATAATTTGGGTTGGCGCCGAACTTTTTGGTCATAACAATTTTCTTTTCTGCAGTAAGCATGTCAAGTAAGTAAATTCTAATTTGGTTCTTACTGGAGTGGTAGCCCATAGTTACTATAGGGATTTGTCTCCAGTCATAGTCACATATGGCTCTGTAGTTGTAAAATATACGACGCTTATTGAAAGTTAAGTTGATTATTTGATTGGTAATGTGAGCGCCTTCCTTAAGAAAATGTTCGTCCATAATTTCAAAGTCATATGAGTGATTCTCGGGATTAATGAAGTTGTTGTATGGGGTGGTGAAGCCTTGATTGGTTTTAATTGTGATAGTTAAAGCTTGAGGAGGAACGATGATTGCTTGAGTAATGGTCGAATATTCAAATGGTTCGAAAGGGTGTTTCAACACAAAATTGTGACTGAATGTCTGATAACCCTTTGGAAAGGCTTTAGCCTGATACTTCCAGATGTTGTTATCAAATTCCTGAACCAATTTGATGTAGCTGCGTTTAGCATATTCTATCAATTGATCAAAGTTGTCCAACTTACCAAGTTCCATTTCAGCATTTGCTAATTTTTCTTCGATGGCATTGACTCTAGACTGTAAATTGGATAAGTCATATTCAGAACCACCAATAACCTTGACCCTCCTAAGCATTGAATTACGTGTATCTACGCGTCTAATCATAGCGAAAGCGGGGAAAAATTCACCTCAATATCAAAAGTATTGACGAATTGTTTACATTGTATTTATTGAGGTTCCGCCGCTTTCGCGGTGTAATAAGATAATTTGTTTAAGGGATGCTAGTTAAGCTTTTGTTGCTAGCACCCCCGACTTGTAGTGGATGTTAAAATCAAGGGCTATTAAATTTCGCAAGGGATTCTCTTCATGTTAAAATAGGGGAGAGGTAATAATGAAAAGAATTTATTAAAAGGTTTAATTTGCTTTCCTAGTGAGTTGAGTAACTTAGAGGAGTTTGTTGAAAGTTTTAATCTGCTTTCCTAGTGAATTGAGTAGCATAGTCGATGTCGAAATCCATTTGCAGAGCTTCAGGTTCGCAAGTTGCAAAGTGATACAGGTAATTTATGACACTTTCTGTTTTGTAGACCGAAACTCCATAATGTTTGGCATTTGCTAAAGCACAGTGCCTTTTATCATAACTGGTCCTAATAAGCGACAATCTATCTTTTATAGCTTGCTGATATTCTGTAATTTTACCATTTTTAGACTTCGTGTCTTGAGCGTAGAAATTTCGATTTACCAGTTTGCAAGCCATTTTCCCTAAGTCTAGAGTTAAATAGTTTCCTAAAAGGTAACCAACACATTCAGGAATTGGATTGGTGTCGGGTTTTAAATAAGGTTTCATGTAATCAGCAACATCTGATTTGATGCTGTTGGCAATTATTGTCACGTCATCACCTTGTGCCATGATTAATTTGGGTCCTTTAATTTTAAGATAGGCTAAATTCATAAATAAAGCAACAGCTGTGTTCTTAAAGAGAGTGTCAGCTCTTCCAGATTGCATACGTTCGTGTACCTGCAACTTGATGGCGCCTGCATCTAATATCCAGTCTATGTTGATTTCATCCATAAGTCTTTGTATACAGGAATCAACACCATGTTGCTTGAAAAGAAAATCCATAAAAACTCTTGACCATCTAGCGTGTATGGTATCAAA